AGTTGCCATTGTTTCAGTTGCTGAAAGTATTGGTTGTTTAAGTGGTTACAGTATTCAAGAGATAGGGGGTGACCTTATCTTCTTGGCACCAGACGGACTAAGAACCGTTGCTGGTACTGCAAGGATTGGAGACGTTGAGTTAGGAACTGTATCAAAACAGATACAACCTTTAATTACAGACCTTGCAAACGATATAGGCAGCTACACGATTAGTAGCATGGTACACAGAGACAAGTCTCAATATAGATTATTTTATACAGATACTACACTAAATGCAAATCAGCAACGTGGTATCATAGGAACACTAAGACCCGATGGATTTCAATGGGCAGAAACAAGAGGAATAGAAGTAACAGAAATAGGAACAGGCTTTAATGAGATTGGAGTTGAAGAACATTATCACGGGTCTACTACAGGTTATGTGTATATACACGATTCAGGTAATACTTTTGATGGCACTGCTATATTAGCAAGATATGCTACACCCGATTATGACTATGGTGATTTAGGAACTTTAAAAACTTTACACTACCTTAAAGTCTCTTCAAGTGCTGAAGGTGTGGTAGAACCAGATGTTCAAGTTAGATTTGACTTTGGTAGTACAGATATACCACAACCACCAGACTTATTTGATTTAGGTGTGATTAATCCTCCATCGTTATTTGGTGAAGCGATATTTGCTACCAACGTATTTGGTGGAGCTGAAAGTCCTTTGACAAGAATACCTCTTTACGGTAGTGGACACAGTAACAATTTTACATTTATAAGTGAGGATACAAAACCTCCATACACAATTAATGGTCTTTACGTAGACTTTATACCTTCAGGCAGGAGATAAACAAAGATGGCAATAACAAAAGTAACAAACTCAGTTGTAGGCTCTGGTAGTGCTACAGACGGATATGTACTAACAGCAGACGGAAGTGGTAACTCAGCTTGGGAAGAAGTAGCTGGAGGACCAACTCATAAAACATTTGGTACGTCATCAATAATGATAGGTGATAATGCTACAGGCACTATTGATGCTGCTAACTATAACGTAGGTTTAGGTATAGATGTTTTTGCAGCACTTACTAGTGGTGATAATAATATAGCTATAGGCTTTGAAGCAGTAGATGCTTTGACTACAGGTGGTAATAATGTTGGAATTGGTTATAAAGCATTATCTGCAAGTAATGGTTCTTGGAGCGTTGCAGTAGGTTCTGAAGCTTTAAAAACCGAAGCTACCTCTGGTTCTAATGTAGCCATTGGTGGTTTATCAATGCAAACATCTAATGGTGCTTCTAATAATGTAGCAGTTGGAAAGCAAACTGGATACTTACTTACAACAGGTGATTATAATTCTTGGGTAGGGTCTAATTCAGGATTTAACCAAACAACAGCATCTAATAATGTAGGTATGGGTTATGTCTCTTTATATTCTGTAACTACTGGAGTTTCAAATACTGCAATTGGCTCAAACGCACTTTATAGTTGCACTACAGCAAACAGAAATACCGCATTGGGGTATAGAGCAGGATATGGCTATACAGGCTCAGAAAATATATTTATAGGGAATGAAGCAGGAGAAGGTTCTTCTTCAGGAAACTTTAATACTTTTGTTGGACATCAAGCAGGTGAAGCCACTAATGGTTCTAGTAATATTATTTTAGGGAATGCCACATCTATAGGTTCTGTTTCAAATAGATATGTTATTGGAAATTCTAACAATGGAACAGGTACACAAGATTATGCAATAGCCTTTGTTAGAAGTAGTGATTGGTCAAGAATCTTAATAGGTGGTACTTCTATTTCTGGAAGCTCAGATGAAAGGATGAAAAAAGATATTTCAGACCATGCACTAGGTCTTTCTTTTATAAATCGTTTAAGACCAGTAAACTTTAAATGGAAAGCTCCTAGTGAATATCCTGAAAGTTTTACAAGTTATGATAGCGAAGTAACAACACCCACAAGAACAAACTGGCAAACAGGTTTAATTGCACAAGAAGTTAAAGCAGCAATGGATGCTGAAGGTATAGAAACAGAAAAGTTTGATGTTTGGAACGAAGAAGAAGATGGTTCACAAGCGTTAAGCCCTGCACAATTAGTAATGCCTTTAATAAAAGCACTACAAGA